GTAATTGATCTTTGGTGTCTTATTGAAAGCAGACTTCGAAGCAACAAAGAATTTACCATTCTCTGGATTAACACCGAACACAAGTGAGGGAGCACCATCGAACTTGGTAGTAATACGAGTCTTTGTTTTCTTACCGTTTAGGAAATCATATACGTCTGACAATGTTGAGGCAACATGACCAACACCTTCGTGACCACCATGAATGAGATGATCCTCTGCATGCTCAAGATGCTGGAGCTTTTCTACGTCAAGTGATTCTGTTATGAAAGATTTAAAGTTAATCATGTAATGCCTTTTTTGATTATTTATATTTACCAAGGGTCGCCAGAAAGTTTAACAGAACTAGCTAATTTTTCAGATTCATATTTTACTCGCATCTTCAGAATCTGTTTATCTCCTGCTTTAACACCAATAGATTCATTACCTACTTTAGACAATGTTATTTTCTTTGTTGTCAAATAAGTTAATTTATCATTCTTAAGAGGATCATCAACTTTCGAAGTGAATGGTGGTTTCGAACCCATGCCTGTTGCTTTGATATAAGGAGGATACAATTCAGATGATGAATCTACCCAATATGTTAGAATATAATCCATCAATTCTTTTGGTTTTAATGAAAGCAACTTAGTAAGAAATTTATCTCTAATATCGCTCAGAACTTTCTTACCCATTTCTTCTGTTTTAGCTTGAATGTGAGGATTTTTTCGAATCATCTGTTTTCTTGCATCAGCTGATGCTGGTAAATCAAATTTCTTAATCACGGCTGCGATTGCTTTATCATCAATTATTTTCAATTGAATTTGTAATGCTTTTTCAACTGTACCAAGACCAGGATTCTTGAAACCAATGTCAGTTTTGCCTTTCGTTGATTTTGCAGATATACCAAGAAACCCATTTGCTGGTCCACTAGAATATTTAATTAAAATATCTGTTGGATTTTTTCTTTGATCAACAGTTCTTTCAACAGCTTCAGATAAACTACCAGGACGTGCAGTCCACCAAACTTTGGTTATACTGCCTTTATAACCATTTGCCTTAGCCCAAACAATAACATCTTTCGCCATAACTTCAGCTCTGCCAGATTGTTGTTTATATTCATCATCAGTTAACAATTTAGCTTTTGTATCATGTTGTTTTTTCGCATCATTACCCAAGCTTGTCCATTTACTTCCAGCAAGAAAATATCCTAATAAAATTTCATTAATGTCAGCTTGGTCTGTATTGGAAGCCACTAAAAAACTCTCCTAATTTTATTAGATATTTAGGCAAAGAAAAAGGGATGAGCCTTTCGACTCATCCCTCCAATGCAGAATGATATGGTTGAGCGGAACCCCACCGTTTTCTCTCAACTATTCCTAGACCATAAAAGTCGCATGCCTCATACGTTTGAGCGTAAAACATATCATTTCTTGTAATTATTTATACATGCGCACAGCTTATTTTGATAGGTTCAGCAACTTTTTTTAAAATAAATGTTGGTGTGAACCCATCAAAACCACCACCAAGGTTCAAATGACGCATGAATGCTCGCGCTTCTTTAAACTTATCACCTGGGAATGAGTCGATTACTTGATTAGTAGCCTCCTCAAGCACATCGTAATTCAACTTATCTTTACCTTCAACAAGATTATAGTTCATCTTACACTTGCTCATTAGTTGCTCTCCCATGCCCAGTTAACAATAATCCAATCTTCAAGACAATCTTGAAAATTATAGTTATTATCTACGTGTTCTTTACCGAATTTCTTACACATCAGAAAATACCAGTGATCCCAATAATCTTCACGAATCTCATCTTCGGAAATGGTGACAACAATATGCGTTTCACCACGTTCGCCGCCTGTTTCATTGTAACAAAAGTATCTCACTTTTTATACTCCGTATAATGCTTGCTACAAGTACGGCGGTATCCATTGTCAGTAGGAAATCCAGATGAAATATAGTCGCTACAACCCTCAACATCACAAAGACCAATAATATCTTTGATCTTGCTCATATCGTTTTCAACAACAGCTTCACGAATATTTTCCCTCAAGTTTAAATCAAACTCATTGGAAATAGTAAGACCATCTGCACACAGAGGAACATATGCATCAGCACTAAACCGAAGACGATTATAGATCAGGTATCTGTACGAACCGCCTTCCTGAGCGTGTTCGACAATATGCTTCATCACCCATTCAGTAACGAGTAGCTTGGTATCGTAGTCAACGTCTTCAATATTCATTTGAATCCTTGAAATTTACTTCTATCAAATTTAGATTTTGGTTTAGATCTTTCGTTATCTTTGTCACCAAAATCGCTATTATCAAATACAGATTTATTAGATTTTGGACCTCCTAAAAGATCAGACTGAGCGGATTGCTCACAATCGTAAAGCCGCATCTTGCTGCGATCCACACCAAGCATAAACTTAGTATTGCTCCCTGGATCATTATAGCGATTCTTGAGCTGTTTAACCATGATTTGACCGAGTTCATTACACTCTTCGGTCGCGATGAGTGCAAACATAAAATCAGCTGTGGCTGGGAGTCCAAAGGATTCTGATGTATCTTCCAGTCCCACGTCGCTGTTCGAATACCCGCTTCGAGTTGTTTGAGTCGCAGAGACGACAGGAACATTGAACTCCACTGCAAGCCCTCGTAGTTCTTCTGCGATTGCTTTGACAAGGGTATAAGAATTGACGTTGGCTCCATGCTTAATCCTCGATGACATACAAATGTTAAGATAGTCGATGTAAATAATATCTGGTACGAATTTCTTTTTCAGTTGAAGTTCGTTGAGAAGATGACGGAAGTTAGCAGATCCTGCACATGCTGTAGGATACTCCTTAACAATTAGCTTACCTTGAGTTTTATTACGAATACGCGCGACTTTTTTATCGTAAATATCTTTTGGCAATAATGCTAGCTGATCAATAGGAGTGTCAAGCAGGTTTGCGTCAATACGCTCTGCAATCTTTTCTTCCGCCATCTCCAACGTAATGTACAACACATTCTTGCCACCGACAAGATTAGCTGCTGCACAATGACACATGAATAGTGATTTACCAACGCCAGTACCTGCCAGAGCAATGTTTAGCGTTTTCCGAGGCAACCCACCTTGCGTGGCTTTGTTGAAATATTCAAGGTCGAATGGGAGCCTAACTTCCTTGGTGTGGTAGAAGTCATAGCGTGAATCCGCATCTTCAAGGAAGTCATGACCAATGTGCGTGTCAAACGATACAGCAAGTGCGTCCGAAAGGATTTGAGGTATACTGCCCTTTGAGGTTTTCCCAGTGCTGTCATCAAGAATCCCGATTGACGCCATGATCGCATTATAGACTGCTTTGTCTTGACAGAATTTCTCTGTCTGGTCCAAGAGCCAATCAATTTTGGTTTCGGTGTCTTGCTTGAAATCATTAATGAGCGAACACGCTTGCTTGAATATTTCATCGCCCATACCATCCCGTTGTGTAAGATCAATACCCAATGCTTCCTTGGAAGGAAATGCATTGTACTTATCTACGTATTCTTTGATGAGTCGGAATACAACTTTTTCACTCTGCGGTGCGAAATATTCTTCTTTGAGAAAGGGTATGCATTTACGAGCGTATTCTTCATTGTATACCAGATTCGCAAGAATCGCATTTTCAATCGCCATTTCCAATCATCCATCTCTACGTTACGTGCATAAATTTCTGGTGACTCGACCATTGGTACTTTCAATGGTCGAGTGCTATAATCATATTTGATAGAACTAGGCTGTTTTTGATACATTTAACAAACCATTACAGTAGTTTTCTGCTGCTTCCTGAGCAAAGCTGATACTTTTTTCAGGATAGGATATAGAATTAGTATATATCTCATTGAGGTAAAAATCAATAAAATAATAACATGCTTTCAAATCAACGTTCAGTACAGCCTTTTTACTCTTATCATTGCTATGATATTCAGAGATCGTTTTCCAATTCATCATCACTCTCCATAATAGCGCCCATTGCCATCTTGTACTTGTTTTCAATATATTTGGCAAAGTCAGTTTCACTGAACATCTTGATCCAAAATTCCTTATTGTCTACAATATCACCAGCACGCATAGAAGGCTGACGAACTTCACCAGTTTCTTTGTCTACTGTAGCATACCAGCCATTTTTAGGCTTAACAATAAAACCACCATCAAGGGCAACATCAAGCAAACCAGACCACCGATTAATTCCACCTTCGAAAGAAACCGTAATTGGAATCTTGGACTTTTCTCTGACATAGCGCGACTTCTCAATGTTGATTACGAAATGATAACCGGAGATACCATCAGCATCTTTTTCTTGTTGACGACCAAGGATCCAGATGTTGTCTGAGCCATAGTACGAACCAGTACCACCACCAACAATGTCCTTGGGATAGAGACCAATTTCCTTATAGGTATGATTGATCACAGCCATTGGAATATCTTTCAGAGAAAGATGTGGCGTGATCATACGGAACAAAGACTTAAGCTGCTTCGCACGAGACATATCAGCAACTGACTTACCGTCGAGCGCATCATCAACTTCCTTCTTAGAAGCAAGATTGCCAATCGAGTCAATAACAATCATCACATGATCATCGCGGCTGATTTCCTTCATCTGCTTCATGATGTCGAACTTCAGTTCCTCGACATCAGTGATGGGAGTATGAACCACAGAATCAAAAGGAATATTAAACGTTTGAAAGTAAGACTGAGGAGTACCAAACTCAGAATCATAAAACAAGATAATACCATCTTTGTACTTCTTCAAATAAGCAGAGGCAAGGAGAAGAGCGAAGCCAGTCTTGAAGTGCTTCGAAGGACCAGCAAGCATTGTGAGTCCAGGAGTGATACCACCATCAACTGAACCAGATAATGCTACGTTGATCATTGGAACAGAGGTAGGAATCATATCCTTCTTGGTGAAGATTTTGCTATCAGTGAGAGTTGAGGTCAACTCGATGGTACTATTCTTAATAAGGCGATCTTTAAGCGACATAATTTCTCCTCAAATTATCAATATTCTTAGTATAGTTCATAGCTTTATAAAAGTCAACTGTTGATATAGTCATCCATCTTCTTGATAAACGCATCAATCTTTTCAGTACGATTTGGCCAATTAATCATATCCTTTTCAGGATTCTTCTTTAGATTATTCAATAGTGGCATAATCATATCACGCAGTCCATTCAACTTTGTGATTGGAGACACTTCATCAACATCTTGCATTGTAAACCCAAAATCGTTTTCTTCGATTTTCTTCATTAGAAAAAGTCCTCCAGTGTTGCCTTATTCTCGACATTCCAGTCGATAACTTCTGTGATAGAACGGATTGGTTCCATGAAGCTTTTCTCGAACTGCATATCACGGTCAATGTACTTATTGAGTCCAAATTCAGTTGGAAGATAATCAGGTGCAGCGATCACTGTATCAC